CCCCCCCCCCTACCAAATTTTTTTTGCTATTAATAACAAAATCAGCAGTAATGCCCATCCCCCGACATCCATTCGGAATTTTTGCCACCGAGTAAGCGGAGTCAGTACGGCATAGGGTTCTCGCTTCGTTATCGTGACGATCCGAGCCTCTTTCTCGCTGGTGTCTATTACCGGGATGTCAGCCTTGGGAAGCGAATCCTGCCGATTCTGGAGTTTATGCCAGAGCATGCCATTCCGGATTCCGGCCCAGCTATCGGCTACGGATGTTCGAAGATGCGACGTAGTGTCAGGCGTAATGATCTCCCGCACCTCACCCGGTACCGGAACTTCGACCCTGACGTACCGGATCGTCTCCTTGTACTCGGTGTGGGTGCTGTCGGCCCGGTCTTCGCTCGGCTCCGGTAGAGAAGCCGAAGGCATGCGGCAACACGACGCAAGCAGGAATAGTAGCAGGAGTCCGAAATACTTCGCCTTCCATGCTATCAGATCGGCCAGCGTCGTAGCAATCAAGCCCGGCTCGTCATGTCGGCCGCCGCCAGTATAGTTAGGGACCCCTCCGCGGCGATTTGCGTCGCGTTCGGTGTAGAAGTGGTAGTAGGAGCCACGATTATGGAACAAGCAGTGTAACCCGCTTGGAATGGCGAATACGAGCAACCATAACCAGCCCCACGCCCGAGATTGCAACACATGGCCGAACTCGTGGTCGTATGTCGGCTCGTTGGTGATGTATTTTGGGCTCAGGAAAACGAAGGAGCCCATCGTGAATGCGCCTTTGACCTTGGGCGAGGCGAAGAACACCGCTCCGTTCTGTCGAAGGATCGCGCGGTGGTTCGTAAACAGCAGGCACCAGAGTGCCCCGATGATCTCCTGCGGCAACTGCCAG